AAGCACATGACCGTCGTTTAGTGGGGGGGTAGGGGCTACAGGCTCGAAAACGTCGCATTCATGGGCATTCTCGACGATTGATGAAAGCGTCGACGTGGTGGGCATTCTCGACGACTTGACACCCGACGACAAAGGCCAGCGCCGGTGGCACTGCGTTCCCCACCTGTCTGTATCTGCTGGTCTTCGTGCCTTGCCATGGATGGTCAACCGGAAAGCCTTGGAGCGTGGCACACTCTTCCACAGTCAACCGACGGCGTCCGATGGTCCGCTGCAAAATGTTCCGACTGTCCGCTGAACCTACCCCCTGACCGTCTGCTGTTGTAACCGTCGGAGCTGGTCGATCTATGAACTGGTTTCCTTTCCCACCGATCGTCGGACTTGGTTCGGTTGATGGCGTCGGACGTTCCTGCGTCGGATGAGCTTCAGTGTTTCTCATGTGATGAAGGACTTCGTCCGAGCGGAGATCCAGCGCGTCACCCATCGTCACCCATGGCCCAGTGAACATGCCAGGCCCATGCGTCCGAGTCGGTGGCACAAGCGGAGATGGACCAGCCCAGATGAAGACGCGTCGCCGGTGTTGCGGGACTCCGAAGTCGGCCGCATCAAGTATCCAGTGGCCGATGTGGCGGAACCGTTCCCCGAGCTGGGCCATGATGGTTCCGTCGAAGTAGTCCGTGGACAGAATGCCTCGGACATTCTCAGCAAGGAACCACGTCGGCCGGAAGTGGTCGATGGCGTCCACCGTCCATGGCCATCCGTTGCGGTCGTCTTCAGCTCCGAGTCGCTTTCCAGCGTGACTCCACGCCTGACAGGGGAACGAGCTGAACAGCAAGTCACAGTGGCGACCGGCTACCGCTTCAATCGTCGATAGGTCTCGGACATCGCCTTCGACCACTGGACCCAGTCCAGCCGCTCGAAGTGTGGCGCACGCGTCCCGGTCCCGTTCCACCAGCGCTGTGTGTGTGAATCCAGCGCGCTCGAGTCCGAGCGCGGCGCCACCAGCGCCAGCGAACAGTTCAAGGCATCGCATCCCTACCCCCAAGCGTCCGGCCGTCCTGCCGCGGTGTTGATGTCCATCCCGTACCCGTCCGACTGGTCTCGCGGTCCACCTGGTGACGGTGGACGGTAGCGCCCCGAGCATTCCGTGGAGCTGTCCGGTGGTGACCCACAGACCAGACACGCCCCGCGTCCCTGCTCCTCTCGGATGTGACTGAACGTCGTCCTGCTGTTCTTCTTCGCCATGTCCGGTCGTCCTTCGCTTGTCGTTGTGTGTCCCGGTGTCCCTGCTGTCCAGCTGTTTTGCTTGGACTTCTCTTTTCTTGTTCTCTTCTAAAACTCTTGGAAAAGGTAGGGACAGTAGGGACATTAGAGAAAAGGGCCTTGACCAGCCGATCCAAGCCGACCAGACCACTGGACACAGGCAGGGACAGGTAGGGCCACCCGTTCACCTGAACCACCGCCATTCGCGCTTCCCGTTGACGCGCTTCCGTCGACGCTCGAAGCCCAGACGCTGGAGAATGCCGCCGATACGCATCTCGTGGTGCTTCCCCTGTTTGTCCGCGTCCATAGACAGTGGCCCGTCGAGAATGTCACCGACTCGGATCCCACCGCCTGACTGAGTCAGGAGCCAGTCCTTGATAAAGCCTTCCCACGGGTCTTCGTGCCGGTATCGTTCCTGAGCGTCCCGCAGCTGGGTGTCTTCTTCCGGACTCAGCCACCAGCGCTCGCCAGCTTTCCACGCCGCGGCCGCTTCAGCCCACAACATTGACCGGTCCCGTTCGATCGCTTCCAGGTCGATCGTCCCGACTGTCACCGGCCAGAACCGGCGAGCTCCTGTCGGGTCCGCCAGGAAAGACGCTTCATTCGTTGTCCCCACGAAGATGACTTGGCGGTGTGACTCGACGGTATTCCGGGCGTACGGCGGACGGTAGCGGTCTGTCTCAGCTGACAGGAACGCCTTCACAGTCTCAGCGTCCCGCGGTCGCGTGGCGGCCAGCTCGGCAAGCTCGTACAGCCAGATCCCGCGGATCGCTTGGAAAGCGTCCTTGTTTCGGATGTCCAGCGCCGTATCGCTGAACCAGTCAGCTCCAGCCAGCGTCCGGAACGAAGTGGACTTCCGCGCCCCCTGTGGTCCCTGGAGAATCAGAACGGTGTCTACTTTGACCGGCTTGAGACCGCGTCCCATCGCTCGAGCGACACACGCCACGAAGAAGCGCCGGGACATTGCACGGTGGAGCTGGGTGTCTTCCGCTCCCAAGTAGTCCACCAGGTAGCGTTCGATCCGCTCCACTCCGTCCCACCGAATCCGGTTCAGGTATCTGGCCACTGGATGGTATGTCCGCTGCCTGGCGATCGCCGAGACCACTTCCTGGACGGTTTGGAATGCGAACTCTACCCGGTACGCTTGAGCGATCGCGAGCCGGATCCACGTGATGTGGTCGTCTCGGAGTCGTTCCCGCTGCCATTCCACGGTCTCAGCCAGTCCATTCAGACGCACCTTCCGACAGAAGAACGGGTCATGTCGGACAATCCTGTCCAGATTAAGAACTGACTTGATGGGGTCCGTCGGATTTCCTCTTCGGTCGTGCTTCATGTCCAGTCGAGACAAAACCTTCCGGATCTGTTCCGCGCGCTTGTCCGCGTCCTTAGTGTCCGCCACTTCGACGTCCGCTGGTTGCGCTTGGATCGTCCCGTCCGAGTTCATGCCATCTCCCTGTCGACCGGGTATTCCGGGTCGTTGCGTCCGGTGGCATACCCACCAGACAGTGTGCGCTTTGTCTCTTTGACTGTGAGTCCAGCGGCGACCGCGGCCGCGTGGAGCTCAGCCAGCGCCAAGCGTGCGTCCACCGCTCCAGCTGCCTCGAGCTGGGCCACCAGTCGAGCGGCGCCGTATAGCGAGTTGTTCCGGCCGCCTTGACCAGCTCGGGACAGCTTGTTGGCCCGGTACGTCACCAGACCATGGCCGAACGCCCGACGCCGTCTTTCTTGTCTTTCGTTGCTGTCGTCCCGACGGCCCGCGGCCGCATAAGGTGGCACCATGTCGAAGTCGTCCAGCTCCGAGTCCGGCTCCGGATACTCAGTCACCAGCCACGCCCATGACAGCCACCGGCGCTCCCGAGCTGGCCTCCGAGCGTCGCCGTCTTCATACGGACCATAGACCCAGCGGACAGCTACGGACAGCGCCCCAGGTGGCACGTACGGCCCGAAGTAGAGCCGGGACGGGTCCTTGGCTGCAGCGTCCACCGTGACTCCCTGAGCGGCCGCCCAACGGGCAGCGGCGGACCAGACAGCGTCCCACTCGCCAGCGGGACAGAACGACCCAGCGGCGAACGGGAACACCAGTCGCGCCTTCGGATGTCCGGCGCTGTGTGACCAGCTCGTGTGTCCGATCCGAACGAAGTCGTCCCCGAGCGCTTCGAGCGCTTCAAGCGATTCGCCCGCGTCGCAGTCGAGGACCAGCATGGAAACCGCTTCCACGTTCTTCTTCGCCCGACGCGCCCCGTCCGGCATGATCACCGGGGACCATGCCGGGGCGTCGACTTTCGGACCAGTCCACTCTCGGTGGATCGCCAGCGCCCGCACCAGCGTCCCCGTGTCCCATGTCCGGAGCTTCGGCCGGTTGTCCCGAGCTCCGCGGAACAGTGCCACCGGCCACCGGTCGTTGTCCTCAGACATCAGCCGAACATTCCCACCTGGTCAGACATCGACTCGGACTTCAGATTACGAACTGCTTGCCGGTAGTAGGACGGCTTGAGCTCGACCCCAATGAACCGGCGGCCAGCTCGGAGCGCTCCGACGCCTTCCGAACCGACTCCACCGAACGGACTCAGGACCACGTCACCGTCATTGCTCCACAGTCGGACACAGCGCTGGATCAAGTCGAGCGACAGTGGGCACATGTGCCGTTCGTCCCGGTCGTCCCGCGCGGCCTTCACGTTCAGTACGTCCGTATGTCGGACATCCATCCACACTGGAGACGCCCATTGTTGCCACCGCTCCAGCGGGAACGTCTCGCGGGTGTGACCCACTGGCCGAACATCGTCCACTTCCCTGTCTTCGTCCGCCCACCGTCGGAATAGTAGAACGTATTCGGGCATTCCGACTCGGCTGAAGCTCGAGTCCTTCCGGAGCTGCTTGTACAACAGTCCGTGGTTCTTCGTCTTCCGCTGTTCTTCGACGGGATCTTTCCATACCGTGACCCGGCAATGGTACTGAAATCCGGCCGCTTCCATCTCCCGAGTCAGGTCGCCGGGGAGATCGTGCATTCCCGCGCGTCCATGCGCGCCCTTGTATCGGATCGTGTCCTTGCAATGGACCGCACACAGGCGACCCGGACGGAGCGTCCGGTACAGTTCCTTCGCCAAAAATCGGTAGTGCTGCATGAACTCGGCTTCCGAGTCACAGTTCCCCATGTCCCGAGTCGAGTCCGAGTACAGGTACACGTTCGCGAACGGAGGACTGAAGACTTGAAAGTCCACGGACTTGTCCGGCAGCTGTCGGACTACCTCCACACAGTCCCCGTTGTACATGGCCCAGTCGTCTGTGGTAGTGGCGTCGAGTGCTTGAATCTGTGTCATCGTCTGTCCCGTTGTCAGTCTGTGTGTGTGTGGATCCAGCTCGGGAGCCGGCTTGTGTGTGTCGCGCGGTAGCCGATGGCGTACGCTCGCTTGTGCTGTGACCTCCTGGCCGCTTGGAACATCTGCACTTTCATCGCCTCATGATCTTGGCGCTTCCGCTCCAGCGTCGCCCATACGGACTGTTCAGTCGCCGCCAGGACAATGTCCGCCGTCACCGGGAGCGCTTGTCCGAAGCGCCAGAAGCGGCGAATGGCCTGATACAGCATTTCGTAGCTGTAGCTGGGACCGTTGAAGATGGTCCGTGCGCAGTGTTGCCAGTTCATGCCGAACCCGGCAATCTTCGGTTTTGTCACCAGGACTCGGAAGTCGCCACGGGAAAAGCCGATTAGCCGTTCCCGCTTCACCTTCGAAGTCATCCGTCCGGCCACTTCGACAGCTTCGGTAATCCGAGCCATGACCGCGTCCGCGTCGTAGTTGGTCTCGCACCACACGACAATCGGACCCGTCACGTCCGCGACCAGCTCCGCAACCAAGTCGGCCCGAGCTTGACACGTGCGACGCCGTTCCCGGTGGAGACCAGTCGCTGACAGCGTGGGAGCGCGGAAGAGCTCCGTCCGGGTCTGGTCCACAATGTCCACCCGGACTGGCTGAAGTCGCACGTGGAGCGGTGGCAACACGTACCCGTCGTCGGAGTAGTCGCCGATGTCACTCGGACGACCGACACACCTTGCCCAGCTCGTGACCCAGTCCCAGAACGGCCGGACAGCGTGGCCCTTCAACCGGTAGCTTCCGGCTTCTTTCTGGTCCGAGATAAACCAGCGCGCGATCATCTGGTGGGAAGTCATCACACCCAGGAACTGAGCGTGGTTCCCCAACTCCAAGTAGTCGTTCGGCGCTGGTGTCGCGGTACATGCGAGCCGGTACGGGGTGTCGGCGAAGGCCTCCAACAGATAGCGCTTCATCGCTCCCATATACGACTTTAGAATGCTGGACTCGTCGAGCACCAGACCGGCGAACAGCTCCGCGGGGAACTTCCGCGCGCGGTCGTAGTTCGTGACAAGTAGCGGCTTGTCTGAGTCTCCCGGTTCCTGTACCTGTTCAATGATGTCGCCGAGTCCGATTGACCGGGCTTCGTCGATCGTCTGAGCTCCAACAGCCAACGGCGCCAGGATGAGGACTCGGCCGCCGGTGTGCTCATGGACCTGGCGCGCCCATTCCAGCTGTTGCCTCGTCTTCCCGAGTCCGGTGTCTTCGAAGAGCGCGGCCCGTCCGAGCTTGCATGCCCACGCGACACAGTCCCGCTGCCACGGCCACAGGTGATCGCCTTCAATGACCGCGTCGAAGCCATCCGGCGCAACAGTCGGTGTCTTCAGACTCAGGAAGTCCAGATATGGACGCACTTCTCCGCCCCCGCTTCCGCGGGTGTCGTTTGTCATGTGTTTCTCCTTGTTGATGACTTCGGCCAGTTGTCCTTCCCTGACCCGTCCCCGGAGCTACCAGGGACGGGCGGTCTCTCGACCGGGACAAGGACACACACAGACTCGGAAGTCCGCGACAGTCTACCGCGCGCGTCCCACCGGGTCAACGTCCCAGCGTGACAGACACCATGGCCGACTGGCCGTGGTGAACCCAGAAGCGCCAGCTGTCCGGGTCGCTTTTGTCCTGTCTCAGGAACGACGCTCCGTCTTCCGTCAGCTTCCGGTCCTCGAGCTCCCATAGCTTCGTCGGTAGCGGTCCTGTCTCGCCCGGTGGAGCGCTCACGTCCGGCCAGTGGCCGCGGTGGAGCTGTCCAGGAGTCAGGACCAGACCGCGCCACGGACGCGATCCTGGCGCTATCGGGACGTCCTGATGTCGCCAGTCATGGCCGAACATCGCTCCGCGGATCTGACGGGCCGCTTGTCTCAAATATCGAGCGTTGTCGCCGTTCTTCAGCTCCACAATCAGGAACAGCGAAGTGTCCAACGAGTTCAGCTCTCGCGGCACAATCAAAGCGACATCCGAGCGTCGTCGAGTGATTGTGTTCCCGGTCTCCAGCGAGCTCGGCTTGTATGTCGGCTGTCGGATGACTGGACATCCGAGCGCGGTCATCCGGTCACAGAACCAGTTTTCGAAGTCGCCTTCCGTCGCGAACGGCGTCCAGCGCTTCTCGCTTTTCCCGTACGTCATTGTCTCCACCAGCGTCCGAGCCGGACACGAAGTCGAGTCCACCACGTGGCCCGGTGGAGCAACAGGAAGAGCTTCGTTGTGTCTTCGGCGTCCCGCGCTGCAGTGTGCGCCCCTTCGAGAGACCAGCCCAGCCAGCGACGGACAGCGTCCAGACCGAACCGCTTTAAACCACACGTCGCCAGATGTTCAATCGCGAGCGTCATTGTGTCGACTCCGCGGAACGGGACGTATACTTTGATCTTGTGCCGTCGGTTCACCTCGCGAATCATCCTTAGATCGAAGCTCACATTGTGCCCGACGGGCATGGTCCGGGAGAGCTTGTCTGCTACGGCAACGCCGACCACATCCCAGCTTGGGGCGTCATCCCATGCGCTCGGGTCCGCTGCGTAGCCGTTGATCTCCAGCGCTTTCGGGTCCGCCAGAACCAAGTCTTCGTCGGTCGGCTTGACTTTCGAGCTCCAGCGGTCGACCACCCATCCGTCCTCGACAGTCACAATGGCGATCTCCAGGATCGTGGAGCGGAGCGGGGCGAGTCCCGTGGTCTCGGTATCGATAACGGTAAATCTCATGGCATCCTCTCAATGGGCCAGTTCAAAGAGCGGTAAAGCGAGCGGCGAGCGCTCCACTTCCGTTGTGCCCATCTTCCAGTGTCCACCATGTCCACCACGAGCGGCGGACGTTTTCCGTCCATGGCCCGGCATGCGCGTCCGACCCGTTGACGCGTCACCGGCTTGTGTGAGCTTGGGGCGGCCAGTACCACCGTGTCCAGTTCGGGGAGATCCAGTCCTTCGTCGGCCAGCTGGGTGGCCACAACCACAGACAGCGTTCCCGAGCGCATAGCGGCCAGCGTCTCAGCTCTCCGCTTCGACGTGACAGATCCCACTAGCGCGCGTCCCCCGAGCTCGTCCGCGGTCGCTTCCGCGTGGTCCACCAGCGAAGTCAGAACCAGAACCCTCCGTCCTTCGCTCACCAGGTCTCGGACAGTCCGACACAGTAGCGCTTGCCGCCCGCGGTCCTCGAGAAGTCCTCTCATCGTGTGCGCCGCGTGCTCTTCTTCGACGGGCTCGACTCCGGTTTCCAGTCGCCGGATTGTGGGTCGCATGGTCCGCCCCGCGCTGTCGAGCGTGGACTGTTCGATCCGGTAAACCGTCGGACCTAATGCCAGGTGCATCCAAGTGTGAAGGCCGTCCTTCCGCTCCGGTGTCGCTGTCAGTCCCATCCGCGACGCACACGGTATCGCGGACACGACTCGGATCCACGTGACGGCTGGGACGTGGTGGCACTCGTCACAGACCAGCAGTCCGAAACCGCGCCCGAACTCGGCGAGCTGTTCCCAGCTCCACCGGGCGAGCGTCGCCAGCGATGCCACGACCATGGACTCATCACCGCTCGGGTTCTTTCCGCCCCCGAGCTGTCCGACAACGGCGCCCGGTATCCATGTCTCCAGTCGTTCTTTCCACTGTCGCACCAGGTCCAACGTGTGGACGACCACCAGCGTCCGACCTTCGACAGACGAAGCAAGGAACGTCCCTATTCCGGTCTTCCCAGCTCCACATGGCGCTTCGACGACTCCGTGTCCGCGCTTGAGGACCGCGGCCACCGCTTCCGACTGATACCAGTACGGCGCGATCCCATCGGCCAGCTCGAGGGGAGTCGTCCGCAGGACCATCGGCGACGGGTTCCACTCGACCGCCCCGCGGGGCATCCATTCCAGTTCGGTCCCGTCGACGGTCCCAGCTGGGAAGATCCATCGTTCCGGTTCCTGTCCGCGCTGGTGGAATCGCCAGGACAGCCACTTCGGATTCTCCGTCCGGTGACGAGCTCGGATGTCGTGCCAAGCGGAGTCGTTGACGTTCCCGAGCACGACTCCGAAAGAGCGAGTGATCGGCCACTTCGTCTTCGTCTTCGTCTTCGGTTCCGGCTGAACCGCCCCATCCGGCGACGCTACCACCTTCCACCCAAGCTGGCGACACTTATCCAGCTGGGCAAGTCGACGAATACGCCAGTGGCGCCACTCGGTGCCGGTAATCTCTCCAGGGTCCGCGGACTCAGTGATGCGTCCTTCTCGCGTGGCGACGATTCGAACTCGAGCTGGGACCAGCTGGTACAGGTTCAGATCCGATGTCTGGAGCTCCCGGACCCGTCGCTGGCTGTCGAGGAGCGTCCAGATATCGCCGTCGATCTGCACAACCGGAGTCCGAGTGGAACCCCAGCTCGGGACGCCCACGAAGCCGAGCGGAGTCATGAGCGGGACCGAAGTATCTTCATGTGGTGATGAACCGATCTCGCGGTGATCGGATACCCGTCCGCCGTCATCGAGTCGGCGATGTCGCGCGCCTTCATCCATGGATAATGCTCTAAGTGAGCGGCCACTTCGTCCCGGACGGGTGATCGGTCGCACCATGCCGCGCGCGTGTCATCAGCAAATCCCGACGGGCGACACTGTATTAGCCCCAGTCGTGCCCATCCCTTGTAAAGAGTGGTGATGGATACTCGGAAAGTGATCGCTGATCGGCGCACTGTCGTTTCACGATTTTCCACCTTTCGTCGCGACTCGCGGAGATCTTCATCGGTCAAAACCCGTTCCGGCCAGCTCGGGTTCCGCCACGATGGATCGACGGACTTCATCCGTTCACGCTGGTTGCCGATACCAAGCAACAATCGGTAACTTCGAACACTCGAAGGGTGTAGTTGAACACCGACTTCGGCAAGTCGAGCCGATATTTTAGCATCGCTCAACGACGGGTCATCAGCGATTATGACCTCCACTGCGACAAGTTTTTCGTTATTCTGCCGCGGGACCATGGGGATCTGTTCGACGACGCCGAAAAGACGCCACCGGCTGGCCAGTGTGCCACGTGGAATGCCGACAGAAGCGGCCGCTTGCGCCGATGTCATCTCGCCAGCGACCACCGCGCGTCGCAGTCGTACCAATGTGTCCCGGCTGGTGGGATTGCTCATGCGACCTCCCCCGGCCACCGACCGAGGGCGACGGCGGATGCGATGCAGGCTCGACTGATGCGGCCCGGATCGCCCGTCACGACAGCATCAATCACAGCGTCAGCAGGGCATTGATCGCGTCGCAAATGCAAGGCGTCGGACAACCGGTTGGCCTCTTCGAGATTGCCCAGCAGCTTCAGCATCCAGCCCTCCCAGGCCCAGTGGTCGGGGTCCGGGATAGCGCGAGTACGACTAAACCGAGCGACTGGAGTGATGTCGTCCGTGTAGCACCACGCCCCCTCAAGCCAAACGAAGCCCGGCATGGGCGGGCATACCTCCGTGTGCGGGCATTGCCACGGCCACCGCCAGTCAGGGATGCGCTCGGCAAGCTCGCCCCATTCCTCGGCGGGAGCGTCGGGGGCTGGTGTCTTCAGGGCGCTCATGCGACCTCCCCATGTTCGGCCATGCACTGCCACCAGCCGTCATCATTTCCAGCCAGGTAGCCGACGCGGTAGCCGACCGCGGCCAGTCCAGCGCCGAGCAAAAGCCACCACAACCAGCTGTGTTGAATGTCCTTCATGTCTGTCCATTCCCCTGGAAAAGGTCCATCTGTAGCGGTCCCGTGTCCACCGGTACTGCCCCGTCAACTACTACTCGGGCGACATGCCCGCGTCCCCTGAGTTCTGCCGCTACAGCTTCCGCGGTCGCGACATCGAAGCGAGATCCAGCGCCGTAAAAGCGCCGTCCCCACCAGCGGCGATGTCCTCGCCAGTCGACCAGAACGCGCGCGCTCATCGTTGCGACTCGAGCCACGCGAGCACAGCTCCGAGCGCTTGCCAAGCGTGCGACGACACACCGAAGAGCGGACCCGGACTCGCCTTCCGTCCGACAGCTGGCGGTCCACCTGGAGTCTGATGGTCGGCAACGCATGCCCGCCGGACTCGACTGTCCGCGGCACCCGTACCGGACATAACACCGAGCTCGCGAAGTACTTGTCGACGGGTAAGCTCATGCGTCGGGATGCCAGCCAGCTGGAAGTTCGCAACCATGCGTCCGCCTTCCCAGGCCGTATCGAGCATATGACCCACCTTCCCAGTACCGAGTCCGCCCATGGCCGCGGGGCGTTCGATCACGGCACGTTCCACTTCGTGGGCTTCAGACTCGTCCATAATGGACATCCAGTCCGCGGACTTGTCCGACCACAGCACACGGCGTGCAACACTGTCATAGATGACAGCGCCATGGGTCAAAGGACCAGGATCGACTCCGACGATCACCATGGAATGTTCCGCAGTTCAGCGAGCGCCCCGATTAGCGCGTCCTTCTCATCCGGCGTTTCCGCCAAGTAGTACAGGAGAGCGGAGAATGTCCCGGTGGACATGACATCGGCCCCGCCGTTTTCGTATCGGGAGACCTGGCGTTCCGATATGCCAGCGAGCTTGGCCAGTTCCGATTGAGAAAATCCACGGCGACGACGAAGAACGGCCAACTGTTCTGAAAGGGTGTTCATTCGCGATACCTCCTGGCGAAATGCTACCGGCTCGGAACCAGACGCGCAAGTCAGAATGTGTCCTTGCGCGTCCGGAATAAGTCCGGTAGTGTCTGAAAAAACCAGGAGCTGGCATGGATGCAAATGACTTGATCGGACTTGCGCAAAAAAGCCGATACCTTCGAGCGGTGGACGTGGACGAGAGCTTCAAAGTGACGATCGCCAACGTCACAGTCGAGACGATGAAAGCGAAGGGCGAAGAGGAGAAGGAACGCGGCGTGGTCTGGTTCGAAGAAGACGAACGCGGCCTGGTGGTTAATGTGAGTCTCGGACAGATCCTTCGGGCCATGTTCGGCATTCATCTGGCGGACTGGCACGGTAAGCGACTCGAGCTCTACAACGACACCAGCGTCCGCGGGAAGTCCGGAAAGGCTGTCGGTGGCATACGGATCAAGTCCAGTCCGGACATCGACACTGACGTGGTGGTGCTTGCTGGTAAGTCGCCGTTTTCTCGTGGCACTGAGTACACGGTGAAGGCTGCTTCGTCGGCGAGCTCGGGACGTCGGAACGACGAAGACACGCAATCCATCTCTAAGGGTCTCTTGGACTCCGCGCTCCGTAAGGTGGGACTGTCCATCTCCGACTTCGACGCGTGGGCCATGTCCGTCGACAAGCCACAGTTCCACCAGCTCCACGCAGCGGGGCGCGCGGCGGCCGCGAAGTGGGTCAGCGGCAACGGTCACAAAGTGATCGGCGACTTCATCGCCTGCCAGCACGAAGACTCCGACCCGATGGCGGTCTGAATGAGCGTCCTTTGCTGGCATCCTTTCGGACGTGGATTCCAAGCCACGATCAAGCGCCCGTACCACGATCTCGAAGTACTCCCGCTGGGTGCCGACCGCTGGCAGTGGCGAGCGTCCCGCATGGACTCAGCCAATGGGCGGTTTGAACTGGTGGAAGCGGGTGTCGAGGACAGCGTGAAGTCCGCCCGTGCGTCCGCCTTCGACGCGGTTATTCGGAACGTGGACTGGTTCGAGCTCATCCGTCGAGCGCTCCAGACTCACTGGCTGGACACCAGCCAGCTAAACCAGGCACTGCGACGGAACCAGTCGCCACCGCTCGGCGCGATGTCTCATCTCGACGCGTTCCACTGTCTGGACTGGCTGGAAAATCACCGCGGACTGGAATGCGTCCGAGCAATGATCAGCGAACCAGTGTGACTGATTGCGCGCGGGACCAGTGCTTTTCCTGTTGTTCGCCTGCTCAGTACAGGCCCGCGCCTTCACATGCCCACAATATTCAAAAACATTGGATACCCCCGTTGACGGATATTCATTTCGGTTGTATATTGATGGGGCGGGAAGGGAAACCGACCGCGCCACACACACACAGGACATCACAATGCAGACCATCGAAGTAGCAAGCGCCCGAAGGGCATTCTTCAAAGCCGATAGCGAACATCGGGCTGCTTTGGCTCGCCACGATCGCTTCAACTGCGCAATGACTCAGGAAGCGTTGAATGTCGCGCGGGCAGCGTCGCAAGCTGCATACGTTGACTATCTCTACGCAAAAGCCACTGCCGGCGGTGCAGCATGAACGCGTGCAAACAGCTTGAAGCGGCCATTTTGAACGACGCCGGACTCTCGTGGGGCAACGTCGTGGACATCGGAGTCGGTGACTTTTGCGCTCACATTCACGACGCTGGATTCGGCATCATTGCCGGACCAGTGGGGGACAGTGACGAAGTCTCTTTCCAGGTGATCGACCCGGACGGCCAGCCCGTGAGCGATTGGTCCACCTACGACACAGCGGAGCGCGCAGTCGCGGAAGCGGAGCTGTGCCAGCTTGGGATGGGGTCGCACCAATGACCGCTCGCGAGCACATTGAAGCGGCCGCCGGACTGGCTGTCATCGTGTCCATCTGGTTCCTGGTGATGTCGTCATGAGCTTACAACCACAGGACCAGACACGTGGCCAGGCCATGTTTGCCGCGGCTTGTTGGCGTCTCGGACTGACTCCCGGAGCGCCCGGAACACAGAAAGCCGTCCTGGCTGAATGCTCGGACATCTGCACGCAAGCCCAGCTCAGCGAGTGGTCCACCGGCAAGCGGGAACCATCCGACCGGAAGCTGGCCGAGCTCGGCAAGCGCTTCGGCTTCGAGCTCGTGACCTACTGGGTTGCCAGCTCACGTTGGCTGAAAGACTGACAGACGAAGTCATCGGCTCCTCTTTCGGGTCGGAGTGTCCGACTCGGGAGCTGGTAGTGACACCCGAAGCGCAATCACCAGTAGAAGACAGTGGATCGATAGCAACTTGGCGGTTCGACTATTTCTGGTGCGCGAGATCGCGAATGAGCTGTCCGAGCGTTTCGGTGAGCTGGCGAAGGTCTCGCTGCGTGTCACGCAATGCCTCCATATGGAGCTCCAGCCGCGTTATCCGCGTTTGGAAGTCCTGAAGCGTTGACGAATCGGCCGCCGTGACCGGTTCCCGTTCCCGTGACAGTAGCTTGTCCTTTACCGCCAGTGCAAGGACAGCAGACACCAGGCCGGCCAGTCCGCCGCCTCCGACCCCCCACATGTCCGTCGCGGTTTGGACGTGCGGTACTGCCGCGGGGAGCTCCTGAGCCCACGCGACAGCCATCAGTATCGACCAGATCACTGGCTCTTTTCCACCTGGTCAAGGACGCGAGACCCAGCGACGACACCAGCCACGAAGTCTTCACGGACTTCGTCGAGCGCTTCGACGAGAAGTGCTATCGCTTGATCGGACAAGGCCTCGACAAGCGCCGAGCGCGGTTCAATCATCCTGTCGAGCGCTCTCCGGAGCACATTCCTGCGCCCTTGAGCGATCGCCTCTCCCGCGTCGTATGCCGGGTTACCTGGTCGGCTCATTCCGTCCTCCTATCGGTCGATCTGGTAGTGTGGACCGTCCGGAAACGACTTCCATTCCGCTCCACAGACGAGATTCCCGGACACGCGCCCCGCGGCCCGGAGCTGTCTCCACTTCGCCTTGACGAAGCGGACGAGCGGCCAGTAGTCGTCCCAGTCCCATGACACAGATCCCTTGATGTATGGCGCTGCGTCGACGGCCATGGACGGAGTCGAGTTGTGCTTAGAGCGCGGCCACCGGAGCTGGCTTTTCCCAGTCCTGTACATCTCGTCCTGTCGTGCTTCCCCGCGGTGTCCCTCGAGGATTGTGATGTCAGACGGGCATTCAGGGTCCGCCAGGACTTCCGTGAACAACAGCACCAAGTCCGGGTCGCACGTGTTCAACCGCTGCAGTGACCTGGAGCTGTATCGGTAGCTCATCAGTCCGACGCCCATGCGGCTACCGCTGCGGTTATCCCCAGATCATCCAGGTGACTCTTCAGAACTGGGCTTGAGCTCCCAGCGTCAATCCGAGATCGGATGTCTTCGCGGATAGACTCGGCGAGCGTGAAGTCGACTCCACCTGTCGCGCAATATACAGCCAGTCCAGCAGCGTTCGAAAACTGCATCAACGGAGCGTCGAGAGCTTGCCAAGCGTCAATGTGAACCACTCGGTTACCGTCTGGTCCATATGGTATTTCGACGATTTCGATTGATGTATCAGACATGGATTACCACCGTTGCACGAGTATTCGGGAGCACTTGAATGAGCCGCCAGAAACCGACGACATCAGCGCTCGTAGGCCGTTGGTGTGGTAGCTGGCGGAAGTCGCGTCGAGTCCTACCGAGTCAGATCCGACGTAAAAAACGCCATTACCATGCACTGACGGTGTTGGCGCAGTGGTTCCCGCTGTGTCCTGTCCCGACACAATCTCACCAGCGTTGACCGTCACCGAGATAACTCGGCTCAATCGGGTAGCATAACTAACTCTCGCTGCCGGACTGGTGGTGTTTCGCCTGACTCGGATGTCATCCTGGACACCGTCTGAGTTGCTGTCAATCCACATGTAGCGCGCTATCCCGTTGTTGTGAGCTGTGTTGTTGCCGCGATTGACACCCGCGTACAGGCCACTATTTCCAGCTGACAAATACGAAATAGAGTTCATGAAAAAGTGGATCGTGTAGTTTTTTTCGCGCACGTCATCCAACGTGAATGAACTGAACAGATCCGAAATCATCGTGGACAGCGTTAGCGTTGCATTGGTGTCTGTGCCCCCGTTGAATACCAGACCTTGCCCATTTGTTGGCGTTACGTCGCCGTTGTGACCAGAAAAACGGCCGACATCTACTACCAGCTGGGTATCGGATGACTGGAAATCCAGTGTGTGTTGACCACTTGTGATTGCTGATGCAGTAGTCAGGTCCGTTAAATCGAGATCCAGTACGTCAACCGGTCCACCGCCACCGCCACCGCCACCGCCACCGCCACCGCTCGCGGGACTGCCTCCGATCGTGTCCAGACTTCCCATGTTTCATTCCCCTTGTGCTGAGATGTAAACCAGGGAACCAGATGCAGCCCGAACTTCGATTGTGTAGTCTCTCCTGTCGCGGTTGCCATGACGTGTCCATACTCGGGTCCACGAGTCAGCGGACGCTGGGACAAATCCGGCCGCGGCTGTATTGCTCACGCGCCACTCAAAGGACGCATTCACTCGGACATGTAGCTCTCGGTCCTGTGGCCCGAGCGTTATGATAGTGGTGACAGTGCCACCGCCGGAAAGAGTCTCGGAGTCAGTCCACGGTCTGAGCTCCTGAGTCGAGATGTCAATGGCCATCGGATCACCTGGTGTCGGGGAGACGTGTCACGGGCAGATCGTATCACGCCCGGTTTCAGTATTCGGGGAGAATGATTACTCGGAGTGTCTGAGCTACGGGTGACAGATAGTCGCGAGCAACAAGTCCGAGCCGGTCATCTATGCCAGCTCCGCGGTATGTCACTGTGACCACGTCCCCGTCGTGGAGCTCCTCATATTCTCCGGTGATGTCCTGGAGCTCAACGTAGCGAGTCACCAGTCCGCGGACAGATCGCCAGTGCAGGACCAGAAAAGCCGTGGAGATGTCGCCGATCCACGACTCTTCCATGGTTTCCAGCGCGTCGCCGACCAGTGTTTTCGCCCGGTGGACGACTCGTGAGCTCGTGGAAGCGCTGCCTGTTGGCTGGTCTGGTGACACGATGAGAGACACGCGGGAGTCGCCGTCAGATAGCATTGACGTGGACAGCTGCAGTCTCGAGCGGACCTTGTCAGTCTCATGGACAATCCGCCCGGGCATGGTCACACCAGGACTTACTTCGATGTGCCGGATCGCGTCCGAGTGTCGAGCGTCATAACGCCACGGAATGAGACGGAGCTTTCCTGCGTCGTTCTGCACTGACACAGGGAGCATGCCCATGAGACCGTCCGTAATCAGTCGCCATGGGCTGGTCGGCTCCACAATAAACCCAGAAACAGCGAACCTGTTGAGCCAGCTTTTCCACGCGAGAAGCCCGCTGTAATCCACGGGAATATTGAACCGTGACAGTATCCACGTGAGAAGATCACCAGCTCCAGCGCGGCCATTATCCGGCACAGGGTATGACTGTCCGTCGGTCCAAGCGACGGAAAAAGAGTCAGCTCCGCGATTGATCGTTGACGCCCCGCTGATATCGACAACTGCCACGAGCTGTCCAAGTCCGTCCGACTGATGACTCACTGAGAATGTCTCTCGGAGCGATCCAGTCACGATTGTGACTTGGGACGACGTCACAGCATGCGCAGCGATCAACAGTATCTCGACGTCCGTTCCGCTCCGTTTGACCACGCGAGCTGGTGAACCGCGTTCGAAATCTACGACTCCAGGGAATGTCCGTATTGCCCATGCTGGCCGTCCCCAGACCACCGGATACCATGGCTCGCCGTCGTGATCCCCCTGTGGCCAGGTGTCGTCCGTGACTCTCCATGTCTGAAGATGAGTCGAGCCGGAGTCCTCCCATGGAAGGCCTTCCACAGTGAACGCCACTGGCTGGTCAGGTGGACCGTACTCGGGTTCGGTGACCGATCCGGATGCGACCAGCTTCCGCTCAGCGTACGTGGTACCACTGGTCCACAGCGACACTTCCGCGGTCGCGTCCTGGAAGCGGTGACCAGCTGCGACGATGTCCGCCAGCGGATCGTCAGGCGGCCACGAGACCTCGAGGGATACCGAAGCCACTGACGGACGCTGTTTGAACGGGTCAAAGTCGCTCGGAGCTCTTAGCTCGGGCAGTCCTCCGAGATGAGGAAGCGACTTCCCTTCCGAGTCCACGGGCGCCACAGGTGTGTCCGACCACCGGAACACACGTCCGGCGAACTCAAGCCGGACCAGCCAGTGAACGGACATTAGACGATCTCCCGGATACGAAGGGACGCCACGCGAATGAACTCGTCTTCGTTTTCGTCGCCTTGGACCGTGTCCAGTTGGATGTCCGAGTCGATGACACCGACCAGGAAGTCCCGTCGACGGTTCAGCGTGGTTGCGTCCGGCGGACCCTTTTCCAGTCGCGGTAGGTAGACCACGGGCAGCGCCGGCCCGTTGACCTGTTCAGACAATCCGCGGAGCGTCATCGGGAGATCAAAGCTGGAAGCCACAGGCAACGCTCCGGAACTGTCCGACAGCTTGACATAGTCGGGATCCGGCGACTCCCCTGACGCGTTGCACGTTGGGACGCCATCGCTCCAGGAGATCGTGACAGACCGTCTGGACGGTGCGAGAGTCCTTGTTCGGTACGTCCGGTCTTCGGCTTCGACGACTTGCACGCCATGTTCCTGTCCGAGAGCTCGGCCGAATGAGTAGGGCGTCCCGAACGCGTGAATGCTTCCCCACACCAGCGTCCCGACTCGGATGTCGCCGTCGATCGTCGTTTGAGCTGGGATCCGGAGTCGTAGCCCTTGAGCTGTCTCGCCCAGCATGTTCCACCAGCACACGAAGTTCGGAGCCCAGAATCGGACCGTGGACGTTGACTCGGTGTTGTCCGCGCCTTCGATAGTGACTGTGGCCTGTCTGCCGGAGAGCGTCCCCCGAGTGTTCCCCTCGGTGTTAGCAGCTATTCGCCGGAGCTTCGAAGCGCTGAACTCTACAGTGCCACCCGCGAGCTCGTTCGGTTCAAGGTAAGTCTGAGTCGCAACGGCTCCCAGTGGACCGTCCGCTCGGATGGTAGCTCCGGTTCGCGTCCAGTTGTTTGCCAGCCATGAAAGTCCGGCCGCTGCGTCGATAGTCACGAGCGTGACCCAGCTCGAAGTCCCGCGGTCGTACCGTTCGACAAAGCCAGTTCGCCAGTTCGCCCCCATTACAGCCAGGCACATTGCATCCGACAAGGGCGCGGACTCCCACCCACCGCCAGCGGCTTTTGTGTCGAAAGCGACGGCGATCTTCGCTTCGGAGTCGTCATCGACAGTCCGTGTCCCGCGTCGTGGACTCGGGAACACCGCGGGAAAGACTCGCGAAACCGGGAAATCGCTGGCCAATGCGATGTGGTGTTCGTCACCTTCGAACGCGGGACCAGAACGCGCGTTCACTACCACACCGTCCGTTATGTACGTCCCCGTCGGCGAATACCGGACGGCGTTCAATGACGACGGGTTGCTCATTCCGGCGAGCGTCTCCAGGTGTTGTCCAGCGTGGTCCCCCGAAGTCACGTGGAACTCGTGCCAGCGGACGGTCGCAGTGTCGGACGACAGAACGCCCCACGCTACTTCGTCCGTAGAAGCTCCACCCGAAGTGGCGTTTCCAGTCGGACCAGCGATGTACTCGAGGTCTTCGGAGACTCCACGCGCGCGATACCACAGCGCTGCGACTCCGTCCTGGAGAGACACCACAACGTCGACGCCCGCTGTCGTGTCAATGCTGACATCCGATCCGATCGCCGAACCAGCTACCACGTCGTAGAGCTGGATCGCGGACGTGGTGAACCGGACTTCTACTTGTCTGTGAATGACAGCCACGGCCGTACGGAGCGAGATCCCGACTCGAGTTGCGGCCATCGCCGACGTGGAAGCGGTGGTCAGCGACGCTCGGACGATGTATCCGCTCGCGGAGTCGGTGTTGGCGTACCGCTTGAAACCGCTCGAAGCTGTCAGTCGCACCGAACCGAGGAAAAGCAGTTCGGCCGCTCCACCGGACGCTGTCCAAGCGGTGAGTCCGCCGGGTAGTTCAATCGGAAGCCACGTGTTGATCCATCCGGCGAGCGTCGATTCGTTCCTGGCGATCTCCGTCCGCGGTAGATTGACCGTTGCGTATCCACCCAGCCACGCGACACACAGCGAGTTGTCTTCGTTTCCTGGGTCCGCGACCCACTGGTGAGCGAGTACGATCTGTCCCTTCCAGAACGTCCCAGCGTAGTGTCTGAGATAGGCGTCCGTGTCCTGTGCGCGCCATATCGTAGCGGACCCTGGAAACTTCTCCTGTGGGCGTCCAGCTGGGTCTCTTGTTGCTGGGAACTTGTCGGATATCCCCATGGTTTCCCAGTTCAACCCACCGTCCGTCGTCCGCACTGCGACGACTTCGTTTGTGGCATTGGTAACTGTCGCGATGCCACCGAGCGGCACATAAGAACTGACGGCTGATGTGATGAGGTAGATCGTCCCATCATCGGCATAGACAAGGCTCAGGTCGTTGTCCGAACTGTAGGTGTATTTAGAGCTCGCGACTGTTCCGGTGGCCGGCACGTGGCGAACTTCCCCAGACCCTAGATCGCCATTTGCTACCTGAAGATAGCCTACTATCTCAGCATTACCCGCGACTCCACCGGAGCCCGCTTGAGTATTGATTCCACGGTAAAGCGGCGAAGCTCCGAGCGGTGTGAACGCGTCCGGAATGATCCGCTGCTGAATGTACGGTTCGACTCTTCCTTCGTCCTGACGGATAGAAACAAAGCACATTAGAAACCCACTCGGAGTCGCAACGACATCCGGGAAAGCTCCTTCGAGCGTTGTCGTCCCCTGTCCTGACATGACGTCGAAGAACGTCGTCCCGTTGTCGTAGCTCGCCCACTGCCGAATGTGATCGTTGGAAGTCGCTGCATCCGATGGATCTTGTCCCACCAGCTGAGCAAACAAGACCACCTGGCCGTTCCGATATGCCGGTCGGATCCGGCGACAAACGACCTCTCCACTGAAGAGCGGATTTTTAAGACATGCCCGTGAGCCCACCAGCCAAGTCGCGCCCTCGTCGTCCGAGTAGGACATCCCGAGCTGGATGGTCTTCGTCGTCGTGTCCTCAATCCAGAAAAAGACCAGGATACGATCCCCAGTGGACCGCGGGACAACACACAGCGCCGGTTCGAAGTTCTGGGTCGGAGCGGGTGTCACAGTCTCCACGTTGACAGTCGACCAGGTCTTCGTCGACTCCACCCAGCGTGACACTTGGACAGTCTCTCCGACGTTGTACCGGGTGACTTGACTTGTCACAAGCACCGTCCGCTTCGACGTGGTGACAGCATGCGGTCGCTTGCTGACAGTGACTTCTCCAGTGCTGGTGGAGCTCCCGTCGATGTAGTGGATCGTGTTCCAGCCCCAGATCGAAGTTGGAGCATTCCGTCCACGGTACAGCGCGTCCCCAGTGAACTTCCACGCGAACCCGCTACCGGTGACCGGGTCAATCGCGCCAGCGGACACACACTTCGTCTCAATGGTCTTCGTCCCAGCTCTCGCACCGTAGGCGGCCAGGACAACGTCCGAGCTCCCCTGGTCGACTGGATCTCCAGCTCGTGGGTTCTGTTCTGGCCAGGTGGTCTGAGTCAACCACAGTGAACCGCTGTCCACCAGTCGTGGATCGGGAACTCCGAGCGCTCGGACAATGGCCGTCGATCTGTCAATGCTCACAGCTGCCTCCCGATTCGTGACCCACTCCTATTCCGGTCGCCTCGAGTCAGCGATCCGGGGAGCTGGCGGTCGTCCCTGTAGAAGTCGCGGAACTGTCTGTGGTTGAACTGCGAGATAGCTACGACCATTGGGCGTCGTTCGCCACCGCCAGCGTTCAGCGCGTCAATCTGAGACCGTCCGATAGACTGTGCCGCGCGACGGTTCAGAACTGCCTCGCCCTGGTGGAGTACAGCGGGGACCGCGTCGCCAGCTCCACCGTCCGCCCGTTGTACCATGGACGTTCCCCGGTAGAACCGGGGCGGCTTTTGCGCTTTGATGGCGGCCACTTGGACCGCTCCGCTGGCCGCGATGATTGTGGCGGCCGCTGGTCCAAGGACCGCGCCGTAACCCCCAGAAGTGACCGGCAGAAGTGCGCCCTGTGCCGCTTTGATTGTGTTCATGGTGATCAATGCGACGTTGAGAGCTTTCGCGACTTTGAACATCCGACGCGCTGCTTTTTTCTGTCCCTGGTCCGCGAGTATCGTGGAGATCGACGCCGTCGCTTGTGCTGCGCTGGAAATGGCCAAAGTAGCGAACCGGCTTCGAAGCTCCCGCTGTCCTTCTTCCTGAGCTCGGGCAGCGTCGAAGCGAGCTTGTCCCTCAGCTTCCATTATTCGGGAGCGTTCCCGTTCGTAGTGGTCGACGATCGCGGTCTGTGCTTCCTGGAACTCGGTTTCAGCCTGCAGACGTAGGGAGTTGTCATTCCGGGCGTTTTCCATGCGTTGCTGACGAATCAGCGCCGCTTTCGCCAGCTCGGCGTCGGTCGCTTGGGCCAGCTTGCCCATCTCGGACAGCTCTACGGCCGTGGCCTTTTGAATGATCGCCGTGTTCTGCTCTCGTAAAGCCAAGTCCTTGTCGACTTGTTGACTTCTCGCTTTCCCTGCAGCGATCACCGCTTTGATCTGTTCGGCTTGCCTCTTCGTTGCGTCAGCTGCCTTTTCGCGACTCTTCGTGCTTGCGTCAGTCTCTTCTTTTGTTTCTCGTTCCGCGTCCGCGAGCTCACGCGACACACCGACCAGCTCTTCCGCTCGGGCCTGGTAGTCCTGTGTCGCGATTGAGAGTTCTTCAAATCCGAACTCGAGTACGTCAATGGGGATGTCCTCGACCGCTCCAGACACGGAACGGAACTTCGCCGCGAGCTCGTCAAATCCTGCCGCATCGGCGATGGTCCCAGCGATGTCCGACATCTGAAGCAGAATGCCGATCGGTGGCGCCATAGTTGATACGATCAATCTAGCCAGCATTCCGAACGCGGACCCAACAAGCGCCGCCCCACCACCCATGGCGTTCAGGACATCGCCGGAAGCGAGTCCGAGCTTTACGATCTCCACAGCTGTTGCTTCGACGCTCGGAGCGACTGAGGCAGCGAACACAACCACCAAGCGCTCCGCGGTTGACTGTACCGAGTCCAGCGCGGCGTTCGCTTGCCGTATGCTCTCGACGTCTTCTTCTGGAATGTCGAAACCTTCGACGGATGAGAGCTTTTCGAACTTCGTCAGGAGCTCATCCGACGCGCGGACAGCCGAGACGGAAGCTGTCGCCACAGCTCCGAACGCTACCGCGACTCCACCGACAGCCAGCGCGGCCGCGGTCGCACCGATCGCCAGTTGTCCCATTGGACTACTGAGACCCCCAAGAACAGCGCGGAACTTCTCGAACTTGTCGGCCGGGATGCCAGCCAGTTCCACCAGACCTTTCCCAGCTTCGATCGCTGAACGCTGACTCTCTTCAGCTGCTCGGGCCGCTTGTCTCCCGGCCTTCTCAGCTGCCCGGGTAGCCGCTTTCGCGGTGTTCACCGCTGCCTTCGACATGCGCTTCTCAAGCGCGCTGGCCGCTTTCGCTGCTTGCTTGTCGGTGAAGCCTGGAATCTGGGCGAACTGCTGTTGGTACTTGCTGATGTCCGCGATGACATTCAGCGAGATGTCCCGACGCGTGGTCATGCGCTTCTCCCATTCAGGTACTGGTCGATACTATCACCGACTCGGCGAGCGGTTTCAGCTACCGCGTCCGGAGCTGGATCGAAGATTAAGACTCGCCACGGCTGTTTCCCACCGAGTCCGTTCTGTCTGGACTTGATGTAGAAGGAATACCAAGCATTAGAACGGAGTTGAGCGGACAGCGTGTCAGCGCTCGGAACAGTGTACTCCAGCGACAAAAAGGCCTTCGAAAAGCCGTGATCGACTGGCCACTTACGCCAGGCAGCGAACGCCAGCGACGCCATTGTCCGGTCGATCTGCTCAGTCACAATCGGACCAGCCGTCCCGGCTATGTCCAGGATGTTTTCCCGGAAGCTGGGGTCCGTACGAATCTGGAGCGCCTTCGTCGGCGAGCTCGGGAGACGCGACAGACGACCAGCCATGGTCCTGTAGCGCTTGCTGGCCTTTTCAGGCTGGCGCGATGTCTGGACCCAGCTCCTGTACTTCCTGCGGAGATACGGATCGCTCGAGCTGGCCACACGTTGGAAAAACGAGTCCGACGCTCTCCAGAACTTCGACGACTGACTGTACATGGCTCACCTTCGGTCAGATCGCATGGACATCAACGTGGCCCACGCGCCAGCGCTGGCGCCACTCGGAGCTTTTCTCGACTCGGTCTTCGTCGGACGGATCCGCTCGGATGCCTTGCGAGCTTCCATGTCCTCAGCCCACAGCATGCCGTAGACGGCCCGGAGCTGGTCCGGACTAAGGCTCTCCACCCAGAATGGATCCCCTGTGGACTCGATTCCGAGTCTGGTCAATCGCCGGAGCCATGCCCCGGCGCTTCCGCGAAAGGGACAGCTGCCTCCTCCACGGTATCCGGGATCGGTAGGTTCTCAGCGATAGCGCTCCACGCGACTTCACAGGCAGCTTGCCACTTCAGGACGTCGATACCTTGGCCACCGCGGCCGAACGCCCAGCGCTCTACAGTGTCACCGTAGGCGATCCATTCCGCGGACGTGTTGCACCGCTTTGGGACGGGAGCTTCGAGCTCGAGCGGGAGACAAGCTCCCAGCGCCGCGGAAAAGAGACAGGCGAACTCAGCCGAGTCCACCTGGCCGTCTTCGACGATCGCTGCGAGCGCCGAGTGGAGCGCAAAACAGCGACGAAGAAGCGGAGTCCGACAGTGGACTGTCTGGTCCGAGAGTTGAACGTGGAACGCTGGCATCTTTCATTCCGGGTCTGAGTTCAGGCAATGACGGGGGATTCGTAGCAAGTGCCGCTGACAGTAAGACGAAGTCCTTCGTCGCCCATGGACAGGTCGCCGGTGAGACGACACTTCGGGAGCGTGATCGTCGCCGAAGCTCCACACGAGTTGGACATGGAAATCACGACTTTCACAGCCCAGACACCACACCCGATCGACTCAACGCTGGTAGCGCTTGCCCAGTCCCCTGTCTGCCGAATGGCGTCTAGGATCCGGTGGGAGCTCGGGTTCGTCAAGTCGTTGACGTTGGCGACGGTAATCTCAGTACTGAACTCGTACGTCTTCGACTCGCCCTTGAGCAGTGCCAAGTGCTGTTGTCGGTTCTTGACTTCGACTACTTCGAAGTTCCCAGCGTCCAGTCCAGGAATGTCGAACTGGCCGGTACCGTTTCCGAAGCTGGCGGATTTGGGACTTGCTGCGCCGTCAAAAATCGTGAGAGTGACATCACGAGAAACGAATGGTGGAAGGCCGGACATCAGGAGCTCCGCTGCCAGGTGGTGATTGTGACGTTGACCGAAGCGGCGCCAGCGTTGGCGACGTTGATCTGTCGCGCGCTAGCGCCGAGAGCTGGTCCGCCGTCTTCAGGGTAGATGAGAATCATTCGGCCGCCGGCGTTGAGCTGGATTCCGTCGGTGTTTCCGTTCAGGACTGGAGCGCCGTTCGACGCGGACTTCTTCACGGTCACAGCTCCGGACGCCGTGACAGGGACTTCGATGATGAGCGCGGCGAGATCGGCGCCGTTGAGCGCGTCGCCGTTGGCGTCCGTCATCGCACGAAGATCGACGTCCACGTTCGCAGTCGCCCCGACGACTTGGATCACTTGCGCGCACTTGTCCGCTTGGTTGTCACCCGTCCCGGAAGTCCATTCCGCGGAGTATGTGACTTCAGATACGCCGTTCCCCGAGTAAGGGGCGTCGATCGCCGTACGGGCGCGCGCGGTGATTGACCAGGTGGTGTTTGTGCTCATGGGTTGATTCCTTCCAGGTGGCGGACCCGGTATGTCTGGGTGATCAAAAGCCCGGACTCCTGGACAGTCAGAAGAGCGGGATTGAAAGACTGTTGGCAAAAGACGCGGAGCGGAGCGAAGCCGACGTCCTTGTGCCAGTCGCACGATAGCAGACGATTCCGGACTGTCTGGGCTGCCTGCATGGCAAGCCGGTACGACGTCCACTGGTCGTCATGGTACGCGCGGAAAGCAAATGCCACGTCAATCGACGCTTCAAACATGACGCCACGTATTGTGGACTCAGCTTCACCCGTTGGAGCGTGTCCACGGATGGCAATGTTGTATTCCAGGTGACCCGTCGGAGTCGAGCTCGTAGGCGAGAGCGGGAGAGCGGAACGGGTCCACTGGTCATTGGCGAGCGCATTCCGCTGGAACGGGAGCGGATCGGTGGCCGCGATCTGCCCGTCCATGGCCTCAAGGATCCGCCACAACCAACACCCGTGCGGTCCGATGTATGCTGGAGCTGTCATCGGATGAGATACCGGCGACCGCGGAGTCCGCCGTAGTAGCGCGGGGAGTAGGCTGTCGGTGTGTTGATGTTGACGACGCCGTGGCGAGACTCGAGCGCGTCCGGGTCATCCACTCGGCCGTCCTGGTCTCGGTCGTATTGGGTCGCGATCGTTTGGAACTGGCGATTGTACTCGGCTTGATGCTTCGTCGACAGGTCCACGAAGACTTCATTCCCGTCGGACTTCCCGATGTAGCGCCACAACTTCGACAGCGTCAGCTCTCGGTGCGCTTCGAAAAACACGTACGGGCTGGCGACGGGCCACCATGCCCCGCCCTCTCGAAGCCATCGACGGACGATGTCGTCCCAGCTCGAGTCAATGAACGTCTGAGCATTGGTCCGGCCCGATCCCCAGTAGTTCGCCAAGTCCGGGTACTCAGCGAGTAGGTCTGTGTCGGTGACGCTCGGAGAGATCGGGCGCTTTGCGAGCGCGGCCGGACGGGTCCACGTGTGGACGACTCCCGAGATCGTGAGCGCCCATTCCTCGAGCCATCCGTCGCCGTAGTCGACACCAGCGACGGTCGTGTCCAGCGCGGAGCTCGGGATCGTGTAGTTCGAGCGGCCAGCGGAAAAGCTGGTGGCCGCCGCGGTGATCACCGCGGCGGACCCTTGAGCAAACAGCGTGAACGTACCCGAGCTCGGGTGAACGGTCGCTCCGTCATGCTGGACCTCCAACGCGACTGCGTTGTCACGCCCGGACTGCAGGACATCCGGGACAGTGACACGGACGGAGTATGACTTCTCACCCGAGATCGGCATGGTTCAGACCCTCAAGTGTGTCCAGGCATGATGACGATCCAGTTCGTACCATCGCATCCGAGCAGGCACATTTCGCCCTGTCCGATGGTTTCAATGGTAGCGCCAGCGTCGTTTTTGCACACCAGCGCTTCCGATGCGTCCGCCGCGTTGAAGAACTGGAAGAAGAGGCCATCGCTGGTCTCTTCCGCCGGAAGGTTGACGTCCCGAGCGCTGCCACCCGGATCGATCCGGAGGTAGTTGGCGCTGGTGTTGTCCAGTGTCAGATCGCCCGTGAGCGTCATCGACTCGAATCCACCGGCGAGACGAAGCTGAGCGGTCAACCGCTTAGTAGCTTTTCCCGAGTAAGCCATAGTGGCTCCCTGTCGGTTGAAGGTGGAATCAGGAAAGCTTGATGTCGACGATCGCGACAAGCGCCCAGCTGGACTCGACACCGCCAGACTTGCCAGCGTTGTAGACCAGCGCGGACTCGTTCTGGTTCGCGGTCGCGATGGTAGCTCCAGAGTCGTCCTTGATGACCAGATTCTCCGACGCGTCCGCTGCGTTGATGATCCAGTACATGCGGCCACTCGGGCTGACTTCGGCTTCAGCTGGAAGGGTGACGTCCCGAGCGCTACCGCCCGGATCGATCTTCAGAATCATAGCGTCCGAGTCGGCGATGACCTTGTTTCCGGCGAGCGTTTCGGTCGCACCGGAGAAGAAGTCGCCAGCGATGGCGTTGGCCCATCCGGGGAGGTTGAAAACGGAGGACATGGTCGGGCTCCTGTTGGCCTATCGGCCGTTCTGTTTTTCGTCGTTGCGCACCGCTCGGACGACCCGAGCGCGCGATTCTTCGTGGGTGAGCGTTTTTCCGCGTCTACGAGCGCTTTCGCGGAGCTGTCGAGCGGTCTTCTCGATGCCGTCCCGACTGTACTCGTCGCGACTCATGCCCGCTTCCGCTTGGTTGGAGCTGGTTCCGCGTCCGGGTCAATCACGAGCGCGGAGCGGTGGAGCTCCAGTCGCGACTCGGTGACTGTGGACTGTTGCGACCGGAGCGCCGAGTCTACGATCCGGGACTGTGAAGCCGACCAGCTCTCCAGCTGGTGGATCACTTCGTCCCGAGTCATGTCGTCCGGACCGGGGATCTTCCCCTCGGCTACCATGCTGGCAAGCCAACGATTGAAGCGCTCTCGGTCGAATGTCCAGCGCGGTGGAGCGGACTCCCTGCGCGACGGGAGACGGACAGACCATGCCTCCCGGTAGAACAGTCCACCGAGTCCCGAGCGCAAGTGGTAGCAGCGTTCCTGACGCCAGTACGGCCCAGCTTCAACGCCAGGTGGAAGGTGTTCCGCGGAGATGGTAGCGGACGGATCCAGAACGACCCATCCTTCCCGGCGACGCGCTTCGAGCGCCATGGCCCAAGCGCTTGCGCGTGGCTGGCCGTCCTTGATCACTTCGACGCCTTGGACTCCCGGCTCGAGTCGGAAGATGGCGAGCTCGGGAAGCCAAGTGGGCTGGTCGAGACCAGCGACCCGGACGGACCCGGACTCAGCGCTGGCCATGTAGACGAACGGGGCATTCGGCGCCGTGTTGAGTGTCGCGGTTCCCCCGAAGGGATCCGCGAATGGAGACGCTGGAGCGCTCCCGGCGATGGATTGTGGGACTGGCATTGCGTACCTCGGTGGCAAGTGAGGAAGCCCGGAGAGCCGGCACGCGATGCCAGTTGCCACCAGCGCCCCGGACTCCCTCGGGGGGGAACATCAAGTAGTGGACAGGACTCGGCGCTGGAAGAACACGTCCGTGGATCCGAGAGCGAAGCCCATGAACGCCAGCGCGTTGACTTGGCTGGTCTGCTGGTTCAGGCCGTTGTTGACGTCGTAGACGACCATTCCGTATTCGTCGACATAGACCGGGTTCGCGGCCGCGGCGAGCTGAAGTGGGCTGGTCGAAGCGACGCCGTAGCCAATGCCCCCGCGCTGGAAGGCAAAGCCCTGGTACGCTCCACCGGACTGCTGGGTGTCACCAGTGCCAACGACAGTCATTCCGAGACCGATGAAGTTGTCGTAGATGCGACCGGCGACGCCCTGAACGCTGGTGAAGCCCGCCAAGTCGCCTTGGAATGCAGGCTCGGAACGGGCGCTGGCCTTCGCCTCTTCGATCTGCTGCGGATCCAGCATGACCACAGGACTTCCGCCGTCCTCAGCTCCGTCCGTGGTGTTGAAGGCGGTGGCCAGTGCAATGAGGTTGTCGACGGAGAGCGTAGTCGCGGCAGAACCCACCGAAGCGGTGATCGTCGCGCCGGTGACACAGACGCGCTCGCGGAAGGTCGCAAACCAAGTATTCGCGGCTTGGCTCCGGAAGGCCTCTCCGCCCATGGCCGCGCGGACGTTCGGCTGGCTGACGATCCGGTTCTGGAATGTCTCGGAGAAGCCCAGACCGAAGCGGCCGAGAGTCACGCTGGTGTAGCCCGCGGTCGGGTTCGCCATCGTGGGAGCGCTGGTCTCAGTCGGCATGGACAGCATTTTCGCGTCCCAGCCGATACCGCCCACGTGGGTGACTCGGATGGTAGTGGTCCCAGCTCCGGCGAAGTCGCCAATGAGCGGAACGACGCCAAGCTGGTAGACGTTGAGCTTTTCCGCGAGCTCCATGCGAATCTCTTCGGCCACAATGTGGTTGAGACCGAGCTGAGCGGTGGAGCTGGAGCTGTCGAGGGGCTGAGTCAAAGCGGCCATAGTAGTGGCCTCCGTTGCAATGGTGATCGGTGGCCGCTACTGCCCGTGACGTGGGAGACCCGCGCGGTATGTGCTCGGAGTCTACCGGCTCAGTCCAGATCCGTCAATGCTGGCCAAGCTGCCGAGACCGGAGCGCGGCGAGCGCTGCCCGAGCTTCCGCGCTGTCTGTCATCCCTCGGATCCGGCCGATCTCCGCTTTTACCTGAGACTGTGTCAATGGTCCGCCGGCCTTCGGTGGAGTCTCCACGCTGGCGCGACTCACCGGTGGGAGACCCGGAGCGGCTTTCGCTGGCGCTGGCGGTGGAGCTGTCGCTGGCGCCATTCCGTTGAACAAATGACCGACGTACGGGTTCGCCCGAGCTCCGTCTTCCGACCCGACCCAGCTCCGGAACGCTCCAGCGGTGTCTTCCGGTTTCTCTTCGAGCGTTGCCACGTGCTGGTCGAACGCCATCCGCAGGAACCCAACAGCTCCGTCATCGGTCACACCAGCGCGGGCAAGCGCCACGCGATCTTCCGCGGCTTGAATCGCTGCGTCTCGCTTCCCGAGCTCCGCGGACAGTTCGTCCACGCGGGCCAGTCGCGGTTGAGCTTCAAGAATGACGCGCTGAGCTTCGCTCAGTTTCGTCTCAAGCTCGGAGATCCGAGTCGTCTTCCCCTGAAGTCGGTCCTGGAAAACGTCCTTCGAGACGAAGCGTTCCCGGATGTCCGCTTCGGTGTACGTCTTCGGTGTTTCTTCTGGCATCTCATCGTCCAACGGCGCGAAGTAGCTTCAAGTTCCGCGGGGCGCGCTTCCACCGCTCGAACCATTCGGAGTCATTGCGTCGCAGTGTCGTAGCAGCCCAACGGGCGCCAGCGTCACCACCCCAACCGTGCCACGCTTGCCATCCCTTGCCCTTGTCGTCCCACGTGGACCCGGACTTGTCCACCAAGTGGCGGGACAGGTATCCGAGCATACGACGGAGCGTCCGGATGGAAACCGGTTCACGGTTCGCGAGCTGGGACGCGCGACGGAGTCCAACGGGAGTCATACCACGCTGACTCGGTGGCTTGTCCGCTCGAATGTCGAGCGCTTTCCGGCCAGCTCGAGCAACCGCGGCCGGCGGCCGGAATGTGTCATCGAGAGCCACGGCGTTTCCTTGTCGACCGGGGATGTCCAGCGGGAAGAAGGTCGTTGTCGCCAGTGTACTTGGCGTTCCGCGGCTTCCCGGTTGCGAGGATCCGAAGGAACGCGTTCACGCGAGCGATAGCCCACTGGTCCCGAGACTTCACCCGCGGCGAATGAGAGCTGGAGAATGCGCCAGCTCCGCGTCGGAACACTGCCTTGAGCATGCCCAAGTCCGCCCGCTTCGACTTGGCGCCGTGTTCTTCATTGTGCGCGGCCACTTTGTCCCGGAGCGTCTTCGTCGTAGCTTCGGAGATCCGGATACCACCTCGAGTCCCGCTGGCGGTCCCGGCCTTGTTGCGACTGCTACCCCGTCGACGCTCGGACCCACGAGCTGGTGTTCCGGACTTGGGCGCTTTGGACTGCGCAGCGCGTCCTTGTAGGACTGCCCGAGCTCGAGCGCGGTCCCGCGATCGGTCGTTGCCCTTCCGGTATCGGTACTTCCGGCCACCGCGTCCCCACTGGTAGAAGGGGCCGTCCGAGTCTGTCCCGCGACGGACGGGCATCTACTCTTCTCCAGCTTGGCCGCGGGCCAGTAGATCGATCGCTTCGGAGATCGACTCCAGCGCGGTAGACATCGCTTCCTCGTTGAGCTGTCCCGCTTCCACCATTGACTGAAGAGATTCGGCAGCGTCCGACAGCTCTCCGACGGAGTCCACCAGGTCGTCCGGGTCGACTCCCACCAGCGCCACTTCGTCTGGTTCCATGGACTGGAGCTCTCGGACGATCTCACCTTGGTCCATCTGGACCCGTGCGAGATGAGCGATCGCGTCTTCTCGCGACGTCCCCGGATGCCTCGACATGTATACGTCGACAGTCGAGCGGTAGCCGTTGGCGACGTCCCATTCGTCCTGTTCGCGTCGGGCTTTCATTTCCTGTGGCATCGGATCGGGACGCCAGTACTGGACGGTGTAACCGGACTCCGGGACGTTGACGCCGTTCGCTCGGAGGCAAACGGAACACGCTCGGAGAAGAGCCATGTCACCAGCGCGGAACAGCTCTTCGGACTGTTCGGCCGCTTCGCGTCGCGTCGCGTGACTCAGGAGCATGGACTGAGCGGACATCGGATTCGAACTGTTCGCGACGGCGGACGCGTCACCGATTCCAAAGCGCTCCGCGGCCTGTTGGCGCTTCGCTCGAAGGAACAGGTCCAACGGTTGAAGGTTGGCGCCCGGTCCCACGGTAGTGACTCCAACCCCTTTCGATCCTTCCCGCTCGGCAAGGAAGAGCATGGAACCAGGAGACAGATGGATCGATCGGGTCTGGTCTTCGGACCCGATCCGGCGGGCGTTCGTGGAGGGCGGTTCCAGTCCGTGGACAATGACCGTGGATCCGGACGCGTCCCGCGCTGCGTGCATGACGTACGTGGACAGGACAGCGACACCCAGCGTCGCCTTGAAAGCACCGTAGCGGACGGTCGACTGCCACAAGTTCCCGGAGTCCGCTGAGCGATACCATGCCCATGGGAGAGCGGGATCGCCGTCCTTGGTCCGCCAGCTGTAGTCGTCGCCTTGGAAGGTCTCTCCGAACAGTAGTCCAGTGATGTCTTCGCCCTCTTTGATGCCGACTGCCGCTTGGTCGTACTTCGCATCCTGAGCGGACACGACTCGGAAGTGGACGTCGTCCGGGCGAATGCTCCACCGATCCCATGCCCAGACCGTACCGCCAGCGGCCGCCACGTACCGGCGACGGAGCTCCCAGATGACTACCGGTTCGCTTGGATCGTCGTCCGACGCTTCGACGTAGACGTCCTGCGGTTGAACCGGTCGCAGTACCAGCCGCTCCGAGCTGGGCGCGTGGACATGCACCAACATGTCACCGAGTCCCCACGCGTGGTATTCCACCGACTGGAGCTTGGACGCGTAGCGAGCTTGGTCCAACAGTCCACCGGGCTTGATCAACCGGTTCGCGCTGTTGTTCCTGTGACGAAAGACGGGACGGTGCCCGTAGTGGCCTGGCGTCGCCAGCTGCCTGCAGATGTCAGCGAAGACGTTGTCCGATGTGTCCGGCGGTCCCCACGTGGCCAGTCGCTGTTCCGCAATGAACTCCGACATGTAGTCCGCGGCGACATCGCTCCAGTCCTCAGCGAGGACTCGAGACATCGGGAGCAACAGTCGCGACCGCTCCGAGTCCTGAGTGGTCGGCATGTCTGGACGCGGGATGATGTCGACTTCATACACTGGGACTCCAATGCTCACGCGTATATCGCGGCCGTGGACAGGTTGCGCGACCAGTCGCCAAGGCGGACAGCGCGCTCGACAGCATACCGGACGCCGTCGAGTATGTCCTTTTTCGCGTCATCCTTCCGACCGCTCCATTCCTGGCAAGCTGTGGCGAAGACGGCCGCGCGCGGATGGACAACGAAGTGGCTCAGTTCTTCGTGCTTGTCATCCCGTCGCGCCATGATGGCGTTCAAAAGACGGAAGCCGTGACGGACAGAACCAGACCACTTCCGCGGCGTATGAATCCATTTCGTCTTTCCCTTGGGGATCCGGTAGCGAGCGGCGAGGAACGTCCGGAGCTGGGCGTTGCCCTTTTTGATCTCGTAGTGGTTGGCGTTCGTGGAGCGGTCCCCTACCCACTGGTCAACGTCTTCGTACGCTAGGTCCCACCGGGTCAACATGTCCGCGATCGCGTCCGCGTCCTGCTCCGGAGTCGTGTACCCCTCGGCCACATGACAGTCGAGTACCCAGACCCGTGGAGCGAGAGTGTCCACCTGGTGGACAGCTACCAGCGCGGCCGCTTGTTTGCCAATGCCAGCTCCGTGGTCGATCCCCACGAACAGCGACGCGCCAGCTGGTGGACCGGGTACTCGTCCGAGTCGAAATCCGTGGACGCTACAGGCCTTGTCGAAGGCCGACAGCCAACGGCCGGACAGTACTGGTTCCCAGTCGCCCCGGACTCTCATCCCGCGCTCGTGCTCGAGGAGCGCCGCGCTGAACTGTTCGATGTCCTCTTCCGTCATCCACGGCAAGTCGAGGAGACCGCCCCGCGGAGTAGTCGCCTCGACAGACAACGGGACGTGGTGCTCGAACATGCCACCCGCGCACCCGAGCTCGGGGCGGCCAGCGTCTTCCCACTTCTGGACCATCGCTCTCATGTAGTCCTGCGGTGGAGCGTCCGGCGTCGGAGTGAATGAGCATCGCAGGTGGCCACCGTAGGCATTCAGCCGCGGGAGCATTTCACCGAAGAACGACGCTGGCGGTGGTTCGTCCAAATACGCCCGGTGGAACGTCGAACCGGCGAGTCGCTGAGTCCCAGCGTCGTACGTGAACAGGTAGATCACCGACCCAGCTCCGGGTCCGTCCACGAGCGGTATCACCGGCTCTTTGTAGCCCTTGATCCCCTGACCGCTGACGAAGCGAATGTTCGGGTCCACTTCGTGGCGAGGTAGCAAGTCCCAGACCTTCGACAACAGCGGGACCATCTGCTTCCAGCTCTTCGAAGCGACGGCGATCTTCACGGGGACGCCGTGTGACTGAGTCGGATGGACTCCACGCGCAAAGTCGACCACGTCGACGGCTTGAGCGTAGCTCTTCCCGATCTGATTCCCACCGCGAAAAACAGCCAGCGGAGCTCGGACGTCCAGCCATTCCGACTGTGGTGTGGTCAGTCGCACCGATCGACGCGGATCCCGTCGGCCAGCTTGGATGGACCGGTGGAGTAGACCAGCGAGTCCCAGACTCACGCTGAAATCCGCGCTTTCGGGTGTCGTCTCAGGTACTCACCCACGAACAGCTCGAGGACTTCGAGCGGGACCGCGTCCACTTGCGCCTTCAACATGTCGACCAGCGCTGACACGTCCAGCTCTTCGTCGGGTCGTTGCGCTCGGAGCTCCGCGAGCTCCGCGTGAGCTTTCACTAGCGTGTTCAGGTTGCTCGCATACGCCCCGCGGTCTGGTGGAGTCTGGTCCACGGCCACCGCTGCCCGATCGACAGCCCACGCGAGTAGCTGTTCCCGTCCCATCTTCGACGGTGTGACTGGATCGACTTGCGCGACTTCCACTGTCCGCGGAGCTGGTTCCGGGCGTGGCGGTGGAGCTGGTAGCGCGTGGATCGTCGCCCGCGGGACGTGAGACGCCCTCGACTCGCTGAAGTCCAGTCCCTCTTCTTCGAGCTTCTTCCGGATCCGCCGGATGCGCTGTTCCAGTCGTCGCCGTTCGCGCCGGTCGGTGATGTCCGGCCACAGGTGGTTGATGCACTCCGCGGGAGTCCCGCGGTTGGCTCTCAGCCACACTTCGACTTCTTCAGGTCTCCACAAGCTGGCATCCCGTGGTGTCGTGTTGATGCACGTTTTCGCGTGCTACGCGCTCAGGTAGCCCCAGCGTAGCACATGCTACGGACGGGAGCGAGCGCGTAACGGGAGAAGCACATGACCA